GTTGATCACCTGTTTGATCTGGAACTCGTGCGTGCCTGGAGGAACGTCAAGCCTCTCGCTCTGCGTCGCCGGTGCCGCGTCCTCAAAGTCTTCATCTGCTGGCCAGTCCATGCCACAGTCCTTTCGTGCTGGTGTTTCCGTCCGTTTCCGCTTCATCGAAGTCCACGAGTCATGCCATGCCATCGACCGTCTCCCGGCGGGCTGCGAGCCGCGCGAGCAACTCGTCGGCCTCGGCTTCGATCAACTGACCATCCTTGGCAAGTGCGGCAATCCTGCTCTGCATCGCACCGACCTTGCCGTCGGCCTTGCCGGCGTCGATGTGCGCCGCCATGCGGCCGAAGAGCGGCTCGGCGGCAGGCTGCGGCTTGGCGGCCGGCGGCTCGCCATCGGACAGCCACTCGGCAAGCTCGCGGCCGAAGTCCTCGCCGGGCTTCTCAAGCAGCTTGTCCTGGAATCGCCCCGTGCGATCCTTGATCACGTTGGCGATGTGTTCCGTCGAGATCTCGACCAACAGGTCAAACTCGTACTCGACGCCCTTGCCCTGCTCGGGGGCCAGGCCGACACGCTGCGGCGTCTTGCGGCCGTTGTTGTCGACCGTCGTCCATTCGGTCTTCGACCGCATCGTGGCGATGACGTGGCCTGGAAAGCCGAGGATCGCCTGCACGAGCCGCCGTTGCAGCGGCGTGCCTTCCGACCACGCCGACCACGTATTGCCGCGGTACTTGGCCTTTGCGAGCTTCTCGACTTCTTCGAGGAGCGTCTGCCACCCGTGCGATAGCGAGTCGATCACCAGCACCGCATAGCCGGCCTGGGCCGCCTCTCGGATCGCCGCGACGTAGCCGTCGATCGACTGATCCTCAAGCTCTAAGACGTCAAACTGGAAGCGGTCTGCGTATTTGCTGGCCGACCCACGCTCCGTGTCGATCACCGCAATCGGCTTGCCGCCGGCCAGGCCGGCGGCGACCCGGAGACTGCTAAACGTCTTGCCAGCACCGCTCGGGCCAAAGATCGCCGCCCGCAGTTTCGCCTGTGATTTCGTGGCTTTCTTAAATCCCATCGTCGCGTCCTTTCGTGTCGTTCCGTTTTCTGGAATCTGGAAAATCCCGCGTTGCGTCCTGCTCGGCGGGTGATGCTTGCGTCCTTGCTGCTGCGGCCTCCGGCCGCTCTCCTTCCGCCACCTAGCTCCGCTGGGCGGCGGTCCTTTCGTGATTCAGAACGGCAGCACGTTGCCCGTGGGCCACGGCCGCGGATCGACCTCGACGATGTCGGTGGCCGTCTCCACCAGCAGCTTGCCGGCGTAGTGCGAGATCACCTTGCCGTCGTCAAAGCTCCGCTCGCTCCAGCCGGCGAGCCGAAACGAGATGTGGTCGCCCACGGCGAACGTGTCGAGCGGTCGCGGCGAGCCGTAGGTGTCGGCCATGCCGGCTACGGCGGCGAGGTATTCGCGGCTGTGGGCGTCGTTTGCGGTGGCGTCGATGCTCATGGGGGCGTCTCCTTCTGTTGTGGGGCGCAAGTGTACGCCCGTCCAGTCCAATGGCAAGCGTCGAAAAGTGCTGAAAAACAAGTGGTGGAGCGGTTTGTGTTTGTTGGAAAAACGTACAGCAGTCGCGGTAGCGTCGGCGTTAGAAGATTGGCGAACAATAGCGGCGACGCTAGAAGTAGTCAACCAAAAAAAGCCTTTGCGGCGGCGATGGCGAAGTCGACGGCAGAGGCCACCGCTCGAGCAAGATCGGAATCGGTGCCGAGCTCCTGGCCGAGGCGGACCATGACGAGCGATTGAATGATGCGGTCGAGGTGGCGTTTCATTGCGTGGCCCTCCGTGGCCTGAAAGTGAGTTACTCCGACATCGACACATCGCCGCCGGCTGCTAGTGAAATGGCATTTTCAAGCTCGCTGCTTGTCATTCTGCCGTCCTCAACCAGCGCCTTGAGCCGCTTCAACTCGCCCGCAAATGGCAGGCTCGTGTCAATCCGTTTTTCATTTTTCCATTCAATCGTCAGACCTGTCGGAGGGCCGCCTGAAAAGTCGTCTGTGTGCCATGCACGAAAAGTCGAAACACCCTCCGTGTGAAGCTCAACGCGCACGGGGTGATAGTGCTGCTCTATAGACAATCCTTCACGGTCAGTTGGCTCAAGCCTTGAGAGCGACAAATCTCTTTTGACGTAGTAAACGGAAACACTGTTTTCTTCAAACGTCGAGCTTGAGAACTGCAAGTCCGGCAACAAGTCGAAGATGGCGGAACGAGACTCGGATGGTGTCAAGTCGGCCGCACATGGCGAGAAGCATCCCGCCATCTTCCACTCAGCCCACTGCGTTGCCGTTATGCGTCCGCACAGATAGTCAATTGCTGCCCGCACGGTTCCTTTTGCAATGTCTTTAGCTAGATTCCGGTGTCCTGAAGAGAGGTGAGGCATTTTGTCTTTCCTTGACTGGAGTGGCTAGCGATCGTAGCAGTTGCTCTCCGGCCCGATTGCCGCCGAGCACTGGTTTCCTGTCAGGCAACTGCAAAAAGGCAGTCGGGAGATGTGCCAGGGCGAATAACGACGGTCAGACCTGCTGCCTCAATCGCAGAGCGAACGGCGTCAGCGCTGTTTTCAGTACCGCACAACACAGCAACCGCACGGCCGTGCTGGGAAACTGAATACCCGAACACAAACTCACGGCGTGTAATCTTGCGGGCCTTAAATCCAGCGGACCGAAGGATGTTGGTCACTTTTTGGTGAGGCAGGCGGTTCATCGTTTCGTCTCCTTGCTGGCGGCTTGCGGGTCTCACTTGCCCACGTCTGCCCAATAATAGCGTCGGCGTTAGAAGTGTCAACAGGTGAGAAAAAATATTTTTCTGGGGCGAAAATCCCGCAGAAAACGCTAGTTGGCCTTAAATCCGCCCTTCGGGCGGCCGGTCTTGCCGGTCTTCGGGCGGGCTTTTGCCACGGCCTGCACCTCGGCCTCGTCAAAGACGAGAGCCGTAGGGGCGGCCCAGTAGCGAGTCAGGCCGCCCTTCTTGACGCCAAGCAGGCCCAATTGACGCACCCGCCCCATCGAGACGCCAAGCAACTTGGCGGCGTCGGCGGTGCTGATCAGCTTCTTTCCTTCGGGCAATGCCACGACCATGCCCCAATACTAACGCCGGGCGTAGCGGCGTCAACATTTTCACGGCAAAAACTGCCCAATTTGCCGAGCGGCTCCGCCGCCCGGTATCGTTGGGTAGTGAACGAATCTGCAATGGAGGATAGGGTACTGAATATATGTACACTATCCCTGACGCCGCAGCCCGAACGAGACGACGCCAATGACTTCATCGACCAGAATACTGCGCGAAATCTACGAGCACGAATACGCCGTGCTTGCCACGCATTCTGAGGCGTGCCGCAAGCAATACAGAATGACTTTGGACCGCTGGGGAGGCGTCCTCGGCCACGAGCCGACGGTCGACGACCTCGACGACCTGGTAGTCCAGCGGTATCTCGCCGTTCGCCGGCAAACTGTGAAGGCAGCGACCTGCCGCAAGGACCGGAACCAGATCGCCGCTCTGTGGGGCTACTGTGCCAAGCGGCGGTACGTTGAGCGGTTCCCGACGCTCCAGCAGATCAGGGCGCCGGGCCGCATCCCGCGTGGCTACACAGTCGAGGACGTGTCGGCGTTGCTGCGGCAGGCAATGCGGAGGCGTCCGCCGATGAAGCAGACGAAACACCCGCACATTTTTTTCCCGACCTTGATCAGGTCGTGCTGGGAGACGGCAGAACGGATCGGAGCCCACCTGGCACTAGAGTGGCAGGATGTCGACCTTGTGCAGCGGTTCATCGTATTCCGCGCCGAGAGCCGCAAGGGCGCCACCCGCGACATCATGCGGCCAATCTCGCCAGACCTGGCACTGTGGCTTGAGCAGATGCGAGGTGCCGAAGGCGAGCGTGTCTGGCACTGGGTCGGCGACAAGACGACGCTCTGGTATCAGTTCAAGAAACTGTGCAAGGCGGCAAACGTCACCAACCGTGGCTTCCACGGGCTGCGGAAGTCTGCGGCTTCATATATGGCACTTGCCGGCGGCGATGCTGCCGCAAGCCAACTGCTTGATCACAGCAGCACCGCCATCACAAAAGCCCACTACATTGACGTGACCATTGCCAAGCCGAAGCAGACAGCCATAGACCTACTCCCGCCCCTCGACCTCGACGGCCCGCGGCGTGACCCGCCGGCCAATTAGCCGTTCCGCATAACGCCGCCGACCCGCGTCTCGCAGCCGTGCGGCGCGGGTCGGTGGGCCGTTATCTGGCGGGGCGGGCGATTATTGAGGGCTGGATAATCACTGGTTCTCACTGCACCGTTTCGCAGCCTTCTACTGACCCTTTCCGCAAATGTCGCCGGTGCGGACTGTGCCTTCAGGTTCTCCAGCGGGTTCCCCACCAAAGCGTCCAGTCGGCTCTTTCAACACGTCCTCCGCTCTCGCCGCCGGCGCGGCGTCATGATTTGTCTCCCACTCCGGCCGCAACTTGATGAGCAGCGACCGCAGGATGCCGTAGTCCTCATGGCAGGCGATGCGGCCTTCGGCGACGACGTATTCCAGCGCGTCGATCTCGGCATCCGAAACCGCAAACAACGGAACCATCTTTCCGTCATCGGCCGACCGAATCTGGTGATTGTGCAGCCAGAACTCAAGATGATCCTCTGCTTCTTGTCGCGTCAGGCGCAGCCTTTTTTCTTTGCCTGGCAGCAGTACGGCCCAAGCGTCAGGCCCGTGAGAACCACCGGATGCAGGAGACGGCTCGGCCGCGTCTCGCGTGTTGTCATCGCTCATCGTTCGCCGCTCCTGATCCTTGTCGTTCGCCGACTACTTGCGGCCCCTTCGTTTCTTCCACCGTGCCTTGGCTCCTGCCTCTGCCTGCTCGCCGATGTCCGGGTTGCCGGGCGTCATCTCCGGTGCCTCCACCCGTAGGAGCCGCGACACGGCCAGGCGGATAGCGTCGCTAGGCGTGGTGCCTTGCCGTTCGCAGTAAGCCGCCAGCGGCCCCGCGAGCGGGCCGAGGCGGAAGGTGATGCGGTCGTTCATGCGAGCGACGCCTCAAACTCCTTCATCTGCCGCTTGACGTAGCGAATGCCGTGCTTGACCAACCCGCAAGCAATGCTGTTGATCCGGTCGCAGCCGACCCGGCGGTACTTCAGCCACACCACGCCACGGTCGTGGTCGTGCGTGCCGATCTCCACCGTGGCTTCGTTGATGTCGAGCGTGTCGGCGAAGGCTTGGAGCTTGGCGAGCATTTCGTTCCCTTTCGTGTTGTTGTCGTTCCGCGTCATGCCCTAAGTATACCTAGTGTCGGACGGAAGGCAAGCCCCGCTCCAAGATTTTTTTCGACCCCCCGTATATCCCGAGGAAAAGCAGGGTTCCGGCCCGGCTGGGCGTCGGCGAACCAGCGGATGAAGCGGACGGCAAGCCGCCGCTTATCCTGCGTGTTCTGTGGCTAACCGTTCTCCGCGAAGGAGTCCATTGCCATGCGATGCAGCGATTGCCGCCTTGAGACTGGGTCGGAATCGGAGTCAGCAATTTCAGCAAGTTCCGCTGCTGCCCTTCGCAGCCTATAAACCAACGTCATAGCATCCCCAAGCAGCCTGCCAGCGTCTGCTGCCGCTACCTTGCAGTGCTGAATTTCTTCGTTGATATCGCGATACGAGAAATACACGTCCGCCACAGAACCAGCGGATGCAGGAGACGGCGTGGCACCGTCCTGCGTGTTGTCTGTGTTCATCGTTCGCCGCTCCTGATCGCTCACGTTATGCGTACTGAAGCGGCAACCGTGGCGAACGTCGCCACCGTTCGACCGCCTCGCTGACCATCCCGCTGCCGGGGAACATATCAACGAACTCGTCTTGCGGCTCCACGTTGAGCAAGTCCAGAAGCCATAGCGTGAAGCCCTCCGGCTTCGCCCCTGGGCAGCCCTTCTTCAACGTGATGCACTCCGACACCCAATCCCGCACTGTCGGCATCGTTCGCGGTCGCGGCCTGCCGCCCCGAAAGATCACCGGCTCCCATGCGTAGGCGACAGTCACGTTGGGCTTGAACACCGCGAACGGCTTCACCCATGCCGCCACGCGGCAGTCCTCGGGGCACATCGGCAGGATCGTTCGCAGGCTCGGCGTGTGCAGGCTCATGGCCCAGCCGTCCGGGTATTCGTCGCAGAGCTGGCCGACGAGCTGCCGATGCCGTTCTGGATCGTCCCATTCCGCCGCTTGCTCGTGCATCTTGCCGTAGAGCCGCTTGCCGCATCCGAGGTAGGGCGGGTCCGCGTAGCAAAAGCGCATAACCACGCGATGCAGCGGACCCGCGAGAGCGTCGGTTGGTTTGTTCATGGTCATAGATCGCGGGCCGCTGATCGCTGGCGTTCTGTCGCTACTTGCTTGCGTCCCGTGTTCGATTCAGCAGCCCGCGCAGCGTGGCTTGGATGCTGACGCCGTCCACCGACAACGCCTCTCCCACTACCCACTGAATCGCCAGCCGCTCCTCGTCGGTGAGCCGCAGTCGCTCAATCTCGTCGGCAGCATCGCCGCACAGAATGTCACCGACATTGCAGTTTATGCGAAGGATTTCGAGCAGTCTGTCTGGCGATGGCTTTGTGAATGGTCTGTCAGTCATAGCCCCGCATCCCCCTCTCTGAATAGGTGCTGCTTCCGCGCCTGCCTCTCCACCATCGCCGCCACCTTGCCCGGCGTCCCTGGCGGCGCCGCACACCGCAGCGGCGGCTGCATGAAGACCTCGATGTCATCGCCAAGCGTGCTTGCCTGGTACTCGATCTCGCGCACCGTATCCAGCACGAGCGTGTGATCGCCAGCCCTGGCCCGGTCGACAAGCTCACCCTGGCCGCCGCTCTCGGGCTTGTAGAGCAGTTCGACGCACCACGTTACCCGAGCACCGATGCGAGCGAGCCGTGTGAGGAACTTCCTCAAGCTAGGCGACAGCGTCGTAGGCATACGCCTCCGCTTACCCTTCGGTGGCGGGAGCGTGTCCTCGTCGAGCAGCATCCGCTGTACGTCGCCCATGCGGGCGAGTCTCGCAGCGTTGTCAAGTGCGGCGGGCTTCCCGGCACGCCCCACGGATGAGCGTGCGATTCGCCATGCCGGCAAACCACATGCGGGCGAACGCCTCGACGGCTGACTGCCCGACGGTAGCGTAGAGCGTTCGCAGTTGAGGCGAGTCGCCCCACATGGCCTCGACGTCCTCTCTCACCTTGGCGATCAGCACCTTGGCGTCGGCCACCGCAGCCATCTCGGATGCCGGCTGGTCCCTGGCGAGCTTCGTCCAATGGTCGCAGTTCCAACAGCGGCAGATCGAGTTGACGATCTCGTCAAACGCCCGCCCGGCATGGACGGCTCGCGGCCCGACATCCGCACGGAGCCGGTCCCGCAGCATCGGCAGGAGCCCGGCCGGCGCGGCGCTCACCGTGTCCTCTGTCCCGCAGGACCAGCAGGACCGCCAGGCGTGAGCGTCGCGCCGGCTGGGGACTTGCACCGGCACGAGGCCGGGCAGGGACATGGAGTGCGGTGGCCGTCGCCGTGGACGATCACGCCCTTGCCGCCGCAGTCCGTGCAGCAGCCGGGCCTAGGCGGCTCTGGGGCGGGCTGTGGGGCCTTGTCCGTGGCGAACGTCGCATACGCCACAGAGACCGCCGCCGAGGCTCTGGGAGCCTCCTGGTCGATTGCAGCCGGATCGGCTGCCAGCCAGGTCAGCCACGCGATGATCGCCTCTCGCATTACCAGCCCTCCCCGTGGTGCAGCACCCTGTCGCCGTTGTCGTCGACGCGGGCGTGAACGTAGCGCGGCTCGGCCGGCGGAGGCTCGGCGAAGGCGAGAGCCCAGAGGCCGACCTTCGCCACCCGTGCCAGGAATCGCAGCACGGGCCGCTCGGGGGCGGGCTTCACTGGCGAGACGGGCGACGTTGCCGCCCACCAGCCGAGAGCCATGCCGGCGATGCCGGCGAGCACGAGGATCCGCAGATCGCGTTGCCGGGTGTCGACCGGCGTCACAGCGTCAGCCATTGGACGACCTCCACCATTCCAAGCCATAGACCAGGGCAACGGCACCGATCACTGAGCCAACGAGACCGGCCGGGCCTTCGCCAAACGGCAGCCCGCCGATGATCGAGCCGGCGAT